TTTATCCTTGAACTATAGGCCAAGATTTTATTCCCGCATCATATGCTGTAAACCAATGTTCCTCTAATGCCATTTCCACCATTGATTCAACACCCGTGCCGGCAACAGCTTCTCGCAAATCTCGCACATAACATATTGGTTCAGTACATTCATTTACGCACTCTTTAACTTCTATACTACCACAAGTACTATAATCTTCTTTTGATACTCTTGTTTCCATTGTTATCCTTCATCTACATTAAATAAGTCTTCATTCCATTCTCTATGACCTTCACGCCAAGCCATGTTACTTTGTGTTTCACGTACTTCAACTCTATAACACCAGAGTCTTTCTGCTTCGCCTGGCCCCCACATATCAGGAATGAATATTCCATTTACATATTTATATAGCTGTTCAGATAATCCTTCACATCCAAGTTTTGGCAATACAGAAAGTTTTGCTATTCCTGCAGCCTCTAACTGTTTATAAAGATCCATGTGCGGTTCATCTTCTGCTACTAATAAAGTATGATCGAACATATCATCTAAGAAACTTTTAAGTTCTCCCATACCACCATAATCAGCAACCCAGTTTCTAACATCTAAATGATCAGTACCAAAAAAGAATCTCATACTAAAACTGTAGCCATGAATGACATTACAATGACTATCTGCTTTCCATTGTCGATAAGCAACTGGAAATTTATCTACGTATTCCTTTGTACTGTTATATTTGTATATTCTAGGTTCCTTACTTCCTAAAGCTACTGTACTCATATTCGTTCTCTTCTTCGAATTCATCGATTTCTTCATCGATATAATTATCAGCTAACTCCTTATTAAGTCGCCGTTCTTTTTTTGACATCTTTTTCAAGACATCTTTGCTGTAACTCTCTCTTGTTTTTTGTTGTTTAAATGACTTTGCCATAATGTCGGGCTCGCGGTTTTTATTTTTTTAAGTTGTGATCTTCTTTTTCTTCTCGCATTTGATAAATGAAGTCTACTGGCACCTTCATAAAAGACTTTTCCTTTTATGTGATCCATTTCATGTAAAAATATACGAGCAGATAAATCAGAAAAATAACCAGTTAGGTTTTTATTTTCAGCATCTTCCCATGATACCGACAAACTTTTGGGTCGGCTTATCTTAATAAACAAACCTGGATACGTTAAACATCCTTCCATTTCCCAAACGTACTCTGTTGATTCCTCGATAATTTGAGGATTAAACAGTACCATATTATTTCCTTCGTGATTCATAGCAAATACACTTTGCTTATAACCTATTTGATTTGCTGATAAACCTACGCCATCATAATGTAGCATATTCTCAATTAGCTCATCTTGAAATTCGTGAGGGTCAGCCGGGGGACTCCAGAAACTAAAAGGTATAGTTTCTTGCTCTAATAACTCGTGTCCTTCTGGAAGTAAAGGCTTTATCATAATATCACACTAAAGTTTTTACGTTTTTCAAATTTCATGTGAACTCTAAATTTATCATATAAAGTATCACCCTTATGAGAAATTACAAATACATTTGTGGTGGATCCTTGCTCATTAACTATTTTCATAAACTCATCTGTTCCTTCACCATCCAAGGAACTATCAAACACTTCATCTAATATTAATAGATTAGTGTTAACTGAGTTTTTCAATTTAGCAATTGTTCTCCACGTGAACAATAAAGCTAAATCTATACGCATCTTCTCTCCTTCACTGAAAGAATCATACGTAAAATCATCTCTATATCTTGACTTAATTTCTTCATTGAAATTCGAGTCTAAATTGAAAGATACAAAGAAATTCATTTGTGTTAAATATTTGTTAATCAATTTATTCATGATTGGCAAATATTGTTTTATAATTCTAGATTTTATACCTTCATCTTTTAAAATATTTCTAGCAGTTTCTTGTACAAATTTTTCTTCAATCAATTCTTCTGTTAGCGCTTCTATTTCTTTAAATTCTGAAGCATATTCTTTTAGAGCTTTCTTTTCTTCTTTTATATCACCAGTATCTTGTTCTAACTGATTAATACTTTCTTGTTGTTTTTTAACATACTGATCAATAACCCTTACGTTATTATTAATTGTTTGTACTGAGGTTTGTTGACCCTGTATGTTTTCTTGAATTGATTGTATTGCAGATAATCTTTCTCTGGTAGAGTTAAGCTCTCCGTCAATCTTATCGACTGCGCTATTATATTCTTCGATCTTTTTTTGTTTTTGTATAATTTCTTTGTGTTTGAAGGCGTGGTCGATGTTTTGCTTACACGTTGGACAGTCATCGTTTGACTCAAAGAAGGAGATATTTTCTTGTTCGGTATTAACATTCCGGAGAATGGAACGTTGATATTCTGTAAGTTTATCATGAGTTTCGTTTACTTGTTTAGCATCATTTATTTGATTTAAAAGTTCCTCTACTGATTGATTAACCTCTTCGATTTGAGCACAAAGCTTTTCTTTTTCATCTAAAGATTTTTTAATGTCTTTTTCATATCCAGATATAAGAGATTTTGTTTTATGTTTTAACTGAGATATGTAATTTTCTTTTAATTCTATTTTATTTTCAAGTAAATCTTTGGATGATTTATTCTCATCTATTTTTATCTTATTTTCCATTGAATATGTTTTAAGAACATTATTCATAGTAGAAAATATCTGAATATCTAATAGGTCTTCTATAATATCTCTTCTATCCGATGCTTTTAATTGCATAAATGGAACGAATGAAGAATTACCTAAAATTACTATTTGTGTGAAAGATTTATAATTTAACTTTAATACACTTTTTTCTAAAAAATCTTGAAAATCTCTTACACTAGCATTTTGTTGTAATTGCAGGCCGTCTGTTATTATTTCAAAGAAGTTTGGTTTAATACCTCGGCGAACTAATATATGTTTTTTGCCCACCAAAAATTCTACTTCAACAACGGCTTCTCTTTCATTGATAGAATTTATTAATTGAGCTTTATTAATACTACGAAATGGTTTCCCGAATAAACCAAATGTTAAAGCATCAAGCATAGTGCTTTTTCCAGCACCATTTTCTCCAATGATAAGTGTAGTTTTAGATCTATCGAGATCTATCTTTGTAAAAACATTGCCGCTACTTAAAAAGTTCTTGTAGCGAACGGATTTAAATGTAATCATTAATTCTCGGTCAGTAACTGCTTGCCGTGTTCAAATTGATACTCGGCACTTACTAGCTGATCCTGTAATGATTTACCGACTAATTGATTTAGTGTTATATTGTGTTGATGAGCCAACAACATCAATTTATTTAAAACTGGTTCTTCTATATCAACTTCTATTGTTTTTGTTTTGGGGTTTGTTATTTTTTCGCGGGATTTTTCATCCATAAAAATTCTCTCTGCTTCTTTCAACGAACAATTATGTTCTCTGGCTATTTCAGGTAAGCGCTCACCATAAAACCAGGATGCGTTGTCACTCATGCTACTCTAAGGTTAAAGATTCATTATACAGGTTTCTCATTAAAATGTCAAGTCTTTTTTTGTCTACAGGTGTTTCCAACTGTTCTATATATGTGGATAAAATTGTCATGGTATCTTGTGCTTCATCGATAATATTTTCCTCATCATCCAATTCGGCAAAAGATTCAACAACTGTAACATCTCCAACTCCGGATTTATACATCTTATCTAAGATAACATCAAATAAATACGGATTGGTTTTATTTTCAACAATTATTTTAACGTAAGTATTTTCCCATTTATCAAAGTTTTCTTCTTGTGCTGATTCAACGGTCCAATCCAAATCATTGTAAAAATATTTATGAAACATTTCGTAAGGATTTTCAATAAATTCTAATTCTCTAGTTTCAAAATCAAATATATGAAAACCTCGTGGATCTTTATAATCCAACCAATTAGTTTGATAGGGATTTCCTGTATAATAAACAGTTCCGTTATCGCTTTTATGATGAAAATGACCACTGAACACCATATCAAACTTTTTAAATAATTTGCGATCCAATCCTTCTGGACTAAATTGTCCCGGAATCATTTCAAAACCAAGAATTTCGAGATGACCAAACATTATATCGCATTTGGTTTTATTAATTAAGTCAACTGCATAATCATGATTATCCTTGCATAGCCATGGCATCATTACAAAATTTGCATCACAAAAATTCAATTCTTTCGGTGTATTATGTGTCGTAATATTAGGATATTCTTTTAATAATAAACTTGGAGAATTTACTTCATTAGTAGTTTTATAAAATGTATCGTGATTTCCAGCCAACATGTGACATTCTATATTATTTTCTAACAAGGGATCAAAAAACATATGCTTAGCATCATATAAAGATTTGTAATTAACAAACTTTCGTCTATCAAATACATCACCCATATGTATGAGGCTTTTTATATCATGTTCTTTAAGATAAGGAAAGAATATATCTTCGTAGAATTTAGAAAAGTAACTGGAAAAAACTATAGCATCATTCCTAGCACCAAAATGCGTGTCGGTAATTATGGCTGCTTTCATGTTGCGTTATCAGCCTCTACCATATAAGGTACTAATGTATTAGCCCCTGATGTATTCGCGGTTGCGGCTTTTTTAGATTTCCTGGCTTTCGCGTCTTCGAAATCTCCTACAAATTTATACATATTTGCTTTTTGCTCTTCAGTTAAAACTTCAATATTAAAGTTAGTATTGCCATCATCATGCTCAGACATTGAAGCGCTATCAGATAACATGCTATTATTATGAATAGTTTTATATTTTATATAAAGTTGCTTTTTCTCTTTTTGTATTCTTCTGATAAAAGCAAAATATATAATCTGGGTAAAATAAGAAAATGGATTAGATGATCTTTCCGGATTAAAATTATGAGCTGATTGAACACAATTCTCTATTCCATCTGAGATCATTTCATCTCTGAAAGTGTAGTTAACAAAGTTTGGTCTTAAACTAAGTCTCTCCGCAATTTTCATAAAACAATCACCAATATAATCTGGAATAATTGGAATTAATTCATCCGGATCTTTTTTCTTCACCTCAGCACAATGGTTTTTATAATTAACCATCTCTTCATGAAATTTTTTATTATCAACATAATGTATCGACTTTGCTCTAGCCATTGTTATCCTTCAAAACTATTAAAAAATTTATAGAGGGGGACTATTTAACTGTTTTTTTCACTTTTTTCTTTGCTTTCTTTACAGTCTTCTTTGTAGCTTTCTTCGCAGTCTTTTTAACTTCATCTGCATTCTCTTTTACTATGTCACTTGCTTCTTTAACAACTTCCGCTGGTGTTGAAAATACTTTTTTAATATGCTTAGTAATGTGACTAAACCATCCCATAATTACCTTTCTGTATTATTTACTTTTCGCTCTCTTTTTTGATTTAGACTCCGCTTCCTTTGCCTGCGCGTCTTTTAGTATTGCCTCTCTGTATACGTGTACAATTTCTTGTTCAAATTGTTTTGTATCTTTTTCTAACTTCTGCATAGATTTTAAATTTGGATATTTTTTCTTTTTATGCATCAACCTTGTTTTTTTCATAGTATCTTGCTTTTCAAGTTCATCAATATCAACAGTAGCTATTTCTGTAGGATCAAATAGCTTCATTGTTTTTTGATGAAATTGAATACTCTGTGGTGTATAATCTCGTTCAGGTACGGTGTGTGCCGGAGGAAATACGATTACTGTAGGTGTGCCTATAAGTTGAGCTAAGAAAGCAAAACCACCACGTGAAGATATTAGGTAAGAACAACTTGAAATTTTATCAACTAGTTGTTTAGGTGTCATAGTATAATCAAGATATTCTATACTGCGCTTAGATTTCTTTAGAGCTTTTTCTAAATCTCTCCAATATTTACTAACAACTTTTTTATCTTGCGATATCATTTTATCGCCAATATTAGCAAACGAATTATTAGAAATTAAATCCCAATCTAATGGAGGAGAATATTTGTATATACAAACAGAATCTTTTTTAGGTCTCTTCCATTGTGTTTTAGTAGGGTACCATTCCATCTGCGTTGAAAGTGGAACAAATGAATATTGTTCCATATTAATTGGGACATGTTTATACCACATATTTCTATGATTTCTATCTATGTGGGAAAAAAGATCCTTACCTCTTAAAGCACTTTTATATGTTCTTAGAATATTTCCGTAAGACCTTCTAATTTTAACAAAATCATATTCAATATCAGAACCCCACTCTTTAACCATAAAATTAACTTTATCTAAAGTAGTTTCCTTATTACTAAACCCCTTTTTCTCATGAGTTTCATCATATAAGATCTTTAACTTTATAGGCCTAATTTCGTTCATCCACATCCAATAATTCATATTGCAGACTATATCGCCATAACCATAATCGGTTATTATACTAACCCGTTTAGATAGATCCATATTGAGTTCATTTTTGAACACTGAATCTATGTTATTTGAATGATAATATTCGTGATCTAATTGATGATAATTTGCCCATCTAAAATTGGGCAAAAGTATCCTATTATCTTCAAATAATACTTTTATTGCTGTTTCTTTATTCATAATTTCCTATATTATACCTTATTTCTTTAATAATATCAAGGGTTATTTTTATTTATTTTTCGGTTGACCTTTTCGTAAAAATATGATATAATATTTAATGTTGTTGCCACCGGGAAAATATATAATTAAATCCTAATGTGAAACATATTGTATTTGAACTGTTGTTCATTGTATTGGGAAATTCTTTCTTTAAAATGTTTCAATGTATAGTTGGTATAAGATTTATAAGATAAATCATCAGCTATATCAAATAACACCGCTTCCTCTTTATTATCACCTTTTCTCAAACCCCTACCTATTGATTGTAAGTTTCTTATTTTAGATTTAGTAGGACTAGCAAAAATGATGTTGTGAAGGTTCCTAATATTAATACCAGTGCTGAAAGTACCGAAACTTGCAACAATAATTGCGTCTTTTTCTGATTCAGTGATTTTTCTGATTTCTTCTCTATTTGTTCCATCTACTCCTCCATGAACAAAAAATACTTTTCTACTTTCTCCTACTTTTTCTTTAATAATATTATATAGTATCTTACCATGTTTTTCAACGAATTGAAACAAAAGCAGTGTGTTACCTTTTTGATCAACTGCTAAATTTCTAATGAATTTATTTCTTTTAGGATGTCTAACAAGAAAATCCATTTCATCTTGATATGAGAAACTTTTACTTTCAGCTTTTACTTCATCATCATATGTCAATATGACTGCTTGAATGGAAAATTTAGAAAGGTATCCTGCATCTATTAAATCTTTAGTTTGAGTTACATTAAAAATAGGACCGAACAATCCCTCAAGAACTAACTTGTGAGTTTGGGAATCATCTAATGTACCCGTTGTACCAAATTTATATCTACACTTTTTTAACTTACTCATTACAGTAGTTAAAGATTTGGCTTTAAATAGATGAGCTTCATCTCCTACCATAAATTCGAATCCTTCAAAATATTCTTTAGGCATTCCATATATTGATTGCCAGGTTGTTATAACTACTGGTTTATCAGTTACTTTTTCCTTACCGGCACTTATAATATGACAGTTTTTTTCTACATCCCAATCACTGCTATATTCTTGAAAATCTGTATACATCTGTTGTGTTAATGATACAGTTGGTACCACTATAAGACTCCTTGTATTATAATATCTTAAAAGTAAATATATAATAAGAGATTTGCCGGAGGCTGTTGGAGATAAAAGTAAACACCTGTCATTACGAATACAATGTGTTATAGCTTTTAATTGATAATCTCTAGGTTCTAAGCTTAAAGAGAAGCGTTCACGTAACCCAGAGCTATCAGTATCAGTGTAATTACTATCACCGAACGTAAAGCCTTTATCAATTTGTAAGTCATATTCTCCGATTTCACAGAACTTTTTAATGTATCCAGCAAGCCCATAGTATAATCTCCTTGTTCTTATATCGAATAATCTAATTTTACCATCCCAAAATCCATTCTTATAGGATGATGTGAATCTAGCATTAGGAACTTCAAACGTAAAATAATCGTTTAATTCAGCTGCCTGACTTCTATCACATTCAACTAATAAATGAACATCATCAATTTTCTTTAATATCATTGTCCCATTGTAAACCGTAAAAAGTCAATAGCCGATTTAATGTTGTATCCTCTTGTATTTAGGGATTTGATAATCGATTCTAAAAACTCTACTTTTATCTTTTGATATTCCAGTTTTTGATTTGCTTCAATTAAATCATCATCTCCCTGAAGATATGTTTCTATTTTAGGTTCATATCCTTTGATTAATTTAATTTTAAATTGTTCCCAACCTAGTTCTTCTAATTCTTCCTCACTCATTTTTCCAGCATACCAAATGGTCTTATGTTTTATGAGTTTTTTATTTGCAAAAAATAACCTCTTCTGGGAGAGAGATTCATCATTATAAATTCCTAGATATTTACTATGAAGATTGGGGAGTTTTAATAATTCTGCGTCTAATTTTGTATCATCAATCTGACAATCTTTTTGCCACATTGTTTGAATGTCACTTAATTTCATAATATTTTATGCGGGTTCGTTTACCCTTGTCATTGTATAATAATTATATTGGAAAACTACGTCTACTGTGGTGTAGGTTATATCGGCTTGTGTTAAATCAAATTGAACAGATCCAATAGATTTTGGCCATAGATTATAAAAATCAAATCTTAGCGATGGATTTTTAGAGCCTGTAAGAATAAATAATTGCCCTGTTGTATCCAATCCATCTTTTTTTCTTTTTTCATATCCTTCAAAACCGAAAGGCTTACCTAAACCTATTATCCATCTCTGTATTTCTTCCCAATTTTTTAAGTATTCGTCAAGGATTATCGTTATAGAAAATTCATCGAATGTTACATTATCGCCAGCTACATAATGTTGTTTATGTGGTGTAGCAACGGGTATTTCTGATATTGAAACACCTGGTAAATTGGCTGTTTGACAATAAAATTGAGTCTCTGGCATATGAGTACATAAAAATCTAAAGCCAGTAGGTGAAAGGTAATTTATATTATCGGAACCTAGTTTTCCGGTTCGCGATGTCGTTGTTTTGTCTACGAGTGCCATTAATACCTTTAAACATAAAAAAAGGGTAAGAAGTTCTAGACCCCTTACCCTTATTTATATCACTTAATTTAATACAAGATTACATCAAGTTTGTAACTAGACAGCGCCTGTAGTAAACGTTGGTGTTGTAAGTGAGTGATCCATCGGAGGATGCTGCGGTTCCAGTGGAGAAAGGATTTGATACCATTCCGTATCGTGTTTTGAATCCAATCTTTGGCTGGAAATTATTCTCACCAACCGCACGTACCATTTGTAGTGGAACGTATGGGCAATAGAATAATCCGGCATCATATGCGCTAGAACCTTTATAGCCTAGTACAAACCAATTTGTGTCTTGGATTGTTGCATATGGATCAACATAGACTTTGTAACGACCGTTAAGTGTTCCAGCAAATGTTGATTGTGTGTCGTCAACATTAATGGAATCATTACCGGAAAGAGCAGGTGTGTAATCAAGTACACCAGCCATTTGCAGTGCAGATGCAACGTCCGAAGAAGTCATAAGGATATTTCCTTTTCCTCTACGTGTGTCGTGTCCGATTGCATTAGCTTCGCGCTCAATCTGGAACATCAGGCCCTTAAATTTCTCAACCATCCAACGACCGTTTGAATCAACATCCATATCGAATGTACCGGAATTGGCTACGTTGGTTTGGGCACCAGTTTTGGCGTTACCGTAAATTGTTCGGATAACCTCGCGGTTAATCTCTGCCAAAATCTCAGAACTCAGAATGTTTGACAATTCTGTTTCTGCGTCAAGACCATGAATTGCTTTTAAGTCTTGTGCGAGTTCCATTGTGTACTCACCTTTGAGTGCACGTGTCTTCGCTGTAACGGTCACCTTATCAATTGAGAAGGCCATTTCTGCGAAAGCGTTGGTACTAGAATCTCCAAGTGCTTCACCAAGTGCCGTAGTCATTCCACGACCTGGGAGATAAGCAGTTGAACTTGAAGCAGCAGCTGCTGGGTTACCATTAGCGGTGTGTGCAGAAGTACCAGCTGCATCTGTTCCAGACTTTCCTGAATCAGCTTCACTGAAAAGTGCTTCTGAACCGGTCTGGGATGCATAACGGGACTTCATGGCGAAAATTAAGCCAGTCGGACCAGTCATTGGTTGAACTCCGCAAACATCGTATGCGATCAAAAGAGGCATACTTCTGCGAACTAAGGAAATAAGTACAGGATCATAACCTTTTATATTTCCAGCTGTAGTACCCATACCGGCACCAACAGCGTTCCCAGGAGCGTCCTCAAATAAAATAGTAGACCCACCTTCTTCCATGATTGATTTTTCCTCATTCTCCAACAAAACAGCTGTAACAGCTTTTCTATAAGAGTCTTTTATCTGAGGAAGATCAGGATGGTCGAGTACAGGACCCCATTTTTCTTGTAAAGTTTCAGATAAATACATCGTTATTCTCCTGAATGTATCATTAAAATTTAAAAATTGTTATTACTAATTATCTAACATGTCTTGAAATAGCTGACATATAGTGTTCCATTCC